GCTGCAATAAGAATAATGCTGTCAGGTACAAACATAGCTCGCCATAACAAATAACCAGCCGCTGTTGTCGTTTTACCAGTTTGCCTGGGCAACATATTAATATTAAATCTATAATTATGATAGGTTTCTAATAGCTTTACCTGATACTCATAAGGCTGATATAATAGTTGTCCTTTGGTAGGATGTTGTATAAAAAAATAGTTATCCATAAAGTAATAGACACCAGTATTAGGATCAGCACAGGCGGCGAAGTCCTGCAACTCTTCGCGGGTAAAGAGTTGTTGCCTGTGTGCTTTCTTTATTAATACTCCGTCTAAACTACGATTCATATCTAACTTTCAGGATTGGATACTTGGGTTTGTTTGTACACATAGTAATAAAATCTGCTACAAACTCAAAATTTTTGGATAGTACTGAAAATACTAAATTGCTTTTAATGTTACTGGCAATGTAGTAACTACTAGAACCTATCTGTTTATAATATCCTTTATTTAACCCATAACGGCTACCATATCCAGGAAAAACTCCGCTTAGGAATAAACATGTATCACCTAATTCTTTAGCTTCCACCCTATTCTTGTTTTGTAACTTATAATATGCTTCACTAAATGATCGTTCAGGTAGGAAGTCAGGCTTATCGATGAAACTACTTAATAGAGCACTTATGTAAACTGTAACATCTTCTGGCAAATCATATCCTGTCTCTGTCTGTGTGTTAAGAACTATCTCGTTCATAGGGACAAAATATTCATCACGCATAATAGCCTCCTTGTAATTACTTATTAAAAAAGAAAAGGACTACAACTTATGCTGTAGCCCTTTCCCTAAGTCCTAATATCTAGACTATTACTTCTTTTTGTAGATGTGATATAGTACCCAAACGGCTACTAGGCCTACTAGACCTTCTGCTGAGAATGATTTAACAATGCTCATAACATTGCCCATTACACTCATGTTTGGCCAGAATGGAATTACTGCACCTTTGAATAAAACTTCTAGTACGATTCCAAGAGCAATTAAGCTAACACCAACTTCACATAGTGCGCCTGCCCATTCTTTTACTTTTTTAAGAGCGTCCATTGTACTCTCTCCCTGTTCTGTTGTGGTTCCCTTTTTCATTTAGGGTTAACCTTTTTTAATAATAGTCCAGATACCATAAGCAAGACCTGCCCATGCTACCCATTTAATGATTGGACTAGCAATAAGTGCGAGTACGCTAACCGCTACTACTACGCCGCCGTCCCAACTGGTACGCTCAGCAAAACGGTCTTTGACCCAATTAACCATCATGTTCATTAGTTTTCTCCTTTAGGTATCTGTTTTAGCAAAAAATTGCTGATTGATCCCCCTATAGCCGGATATGAGGTTTACTTTAATCATTAAAACTGTGTCGCTGTGGGTATACAATAGCATTTAGCTGCCCTTTGGGGACAGCTATCTGCAATTCTGTTTTATGCTTAGTTAGCAAGAATTATTTCTCTTCTGTAACGAATTCCTGATACTTCTTGTAAAAACTCTCGAAGCTCAGTGTATCCTCTTTCACTTTAAGTGCGCTAACAGCCATAGCATTATCCCCGCCTGCTGCTGTAGGATACATTCCCTTGGGACCATTCAAGCCACCACTTAAACCAACTAGTTGATCTTCTGCGTCCATATATTCTTCTTCAGGATCGTTCTCATACTCGTTGATCTTTGATTCATAGTCTTCGTAACCTGCTAAACGCATTAGTTCACTTAGTGCAGAAACAGGAACTTCAACAGTCTCCTCAACTTCTGCTTCATCAATGGCTTCTTCTTCAACTTCTTTGACACCGGATCCGTGTGCGTTCATTTCAATCCACTGCATTAAAGGATATAGTGTGTTTACAATTTCGTTACCAAAACGTGCATCTTTGCCTGAACCTAGTTCACGCTCCATGCCTTTAGCTTTTTTGCGTAGTTCGATCACAGGACCTAATACTTTTTGATAGTTTGGTTCATTTGTGTCTAGGTTATTTTCAACCCAACTAATTACATCATATACATCGTTAGCATACTTGTTAGCTAGATTACCTTCGTATTCGCCTTGGCCTCTTTCAATGCTCTTACCAATTTTACGTAGTTCGCCCAATGTGTCAATTGCATCGTTAGATGTGTTAATATATGCTTCTTCTAGATCATCTTCTTCGTCAAGCTCTAGGCTTTCCGCAATGATGTTGTTCTGGCTAAGTCCCATTACACCGCTACGTCCTGCCAGCTTTAGGATATCTTCAAGGCTGCTGTCTACATCCTCATGGACTTCCTCAACAGCATCCTCTTCTTTTTCTGCATTTTCATCTACATCATAAAGCCCGTCGATGTCACCTAAATAACCATCACATGCATTGTCTTCATCATTAGGACAATCACCGCCGCAATATCTGCACTTTTCTTTTTCTGCTTCGTCAATTACTTCGTCTGCTGCTGCTTCAACGAATTCTTCAGCAATGCTTTCTTCGAGCATTGCTTCGATTCGATTAAAGAGTTTATAAACACCTCGGTCTAATCCTAACTCTTTAAGATTGCCCATGTATTCATATGATCGACGCTCAAAACCATCAATTGATTTTTCAGCAATTGCATTATCAACTTCTTTACTGAGGTTATCTAAGAAACTAACTAATTCGTGTTGATGCTGCGGCACGCCGGCGACAAGTTTGTCCTTGCCTTTTAACTGGGGGAACTTTTCTTTTGCATCTGTTACAATTTTTATCATCAACTCCGCAGTCTTGTTTCCTGCGACCTGAGCAAGTTTTTGCGCTGATAATTTTATATCGTCGCTTACACTTTCGTGAATCTTGCCGCGCACCTCGTCAAACCTTTGAGTTGCTGCGGCATCGATGCCACGCTGGATGTCTTCATTGTCGTAACCGCTTTCAACGATCTCTTTAAGTTTGGTCATTACGTCAATCATGTGCATAGTTTTATTCCTTTGCAAACTCATACTTACGAGTTTCTAAATCTTTCAACATATTCTCGTTGTATTTGTCGCCGAAATGATCCTCAACTTTAACCTTGTCAGCATCCTTGTATTCGGCATCTTCGAGCTTGGTAACATACTCGTCGCCTTGCTCTTTAATGGCCTCTTCACGGGCAATCTCTTCTGGATGATTTTTATTAATAACAACTAAATGACTTGCTGGGATACCAACTACCTCACTTAAATAGGTATAAATCTCGTTGGCACTCACTGGATAACTTAACTTAGCATCCATAATGTTAACTTCTGTGTTGCTAAGTGTCTGGAAATCCATGGGATGCTCTTGAATAGGTGTGCGCTTGGGCTTACTTAGGCTTTTTAGTTCCCACTTCTCAAGTGCTGTTTCCATCTTATCAAGCATATCACTATCACACTCACATGCTATCTTAATACGGAAATCGTATTCTTGTTCGCTTTCAATTAAAAACTGTTTAAAACTTTTCATAGTTGTATTCATCCTATGTTCTATTTATGCTTTTTTGCCTAGAATTTCTGCTAAAAGGGTATTGCGGTCTACTACAAAGCCTTCAGCATCTTCAGTTTCACCCAAGGCTTGATCCTGTTTCTTTTCCATTATGTCCAATCTACGCTTCTTTAACTGTAGATCTATCATGCGCAACTTTTTATCAATTTTAGCATTTTTGGCCGTAATTACATGTCCTAGCATTTGGCCAGCAGTTTCAAATATCTTACCGCTAAACCTGCTGTCTACATTCATAGCTAAATCCATTAGATCCTCAAATGCTTTTTTAGCGGAATCAGCTACTTCATCCATCTCAGTATCGTTAGCTTCTAAGTCAGTAACAAGCGGCAGTGCTGCATCAATCTTATCTACTGTCTCTAGGTTTTTCTCTAGCTGTACTACTTTGTCTTGTTCAAGTAGCGCAAGCTCTGCTTGAGGAGTTTCATCAGCTGGAGAAAGATCAAATAAAGATTCTAGTTTTTTTGTCATAGTGATACTTATCGCCTCTTACCTTGATGGAAAAGATCTCCCGCATTCACTATCCTAAATTGTACACCTTTAAGTCTACACCATTTGGCTGCGGCTTCCCATTTAGCATGGTTAATTGCAATTACAAGTTTATCACGTTGACTTGTGCGTTCATTTAATCGAGTTTGACTGCTGGGTTTTACTTCAATAAGTTCAGCATGCTTTTTGCCTTTTTTATCTATATACATGATAAAAAAGTCAGGTACATAAATGCTCTGTCTACCAGTAAGCGGATTTCTATAGGGTATCTGTATTGCTTCACTTGCCCAACTGATTACACTAGGATGATTATCACAGAATCGCATAAAACTATGTTCCCAACCACTTCTGTATCTAGGTTTTTTGTTGCCAGCATACTTGTCAGGATTTAATACTTCGTATAAATCATTAGCCCATTTACTCATTATAATGCCGTTTGTCTACTGATGTTTGCGCTAGGCTGTAACTGCTGTAAGTAACCTAGTAAACTAGAACCTCTTCTGCTCATATTTAAAAACATAGGTATACTTTGTTTAAAATTACTATTAGTAAAATTTTGTACAATCTCTATTACAGGCATGTTCAAATCATTTGCTGTAATAATGACTGCTGAAGTTAAAGCGGCAGTTGCCTGAGTATTGCCTGTTCTTTCCATAAAATAACTTTTAACGTAATCGTATTCATTATCAGTCATTTTTGGACTAATTTTGTAATAGTTTGTAAAGTAGTCATTAATTTTTACATCAACGTCATCTTCAAAAGTTCTTGCTGGCAAATTTGTTGTTTGATTATCCATCTTATTACCTACTAGTTTTATGTATCTCTAGTTGTAACAAATGATATTGTTCCGTCGGGATTTGTTACTCTTCTAGTTGTAGTACTTCCCCCACCTGAGATAGTATTTACAGTTCTTGAATTTGTCTCAAGTTGAACTCGTGTAATTAAATTTGATCTTTCTCGCTCAAGTGCCTGAGTATTTCCTGAACTGTTATTAATTTGACTTGATAATCTAGTAATCCTGTTGTTCAAACCATTTACTATATCTTGGTTGGTATTAACAAGCAGTGAGGGACTACGAATACTTTGGACATCACTTAATTTTTGTATATTTGCCACAGTTTGCTTCTTAGCCGGCGTCACAGAACTATTCCCTACAGGAATATCTGATTCATCAAAGTCCTCTCCAAAAAACTGTGCATTAAAAACACTTGAACCATTACTAAAAACCTTGTTTGGGTCGCCGGCAGGTGCCTCCCTCGAACCTGTACCAAATATATTTGATATACCACCTGTAAAATCACTGGGAATGAGTGGTGTGACTATGCCAGTTAAAGGATTTTTTCCGCGGATGACTTCACCGGCTGCTCGTTGTAGATCTTTGAATAAAACATCTTTAAGATTTGCACCTTTGGTGTTGTTAAAAATGATTGCACCTTTTGTTATAGCACCTAAAATATTACCACTGGCTAAATCCTTACCAACTGTATTGGCTGCATCAATTAACCCGCCGCCAAAGAAAATACTATTACTCGGACCTCTACCAAATATACCAATAGGACTTGGCGTATGGTCATAATGTACATCCCCAAATCCACGAGGATTAATATTGTTTACAAATCCTGTAGCATACTTTACTGTTTCATAGTTAAGACTCATAGTATGCTCGAGAAATGCGCCTTCTGCGTATGCATGTTCACCATGATTAAAGCTGGTAATGATTGGGTTTACAAGAGTATATTCGGCAAACCTTTTCTGGAACATACTATAGATTCTTATATCACTAAAAAATCTAGGTTTACCAATCTGATAACCATAACCTTTAGCCTGATATTTTTCATATCTGTCATCTGTAGAGTAGTTACCTTTTCCTAACTCATATGTTGAATCAGGATAATAAAAACTCATATACTTGTACCATAAACCTCTAATTAGATCTTTTTGATCATCATGAAAGGTAATATTAACAGGATTATATGTTATTCTATGCTGACTTTGTACACTTCTGTTATATTGGTTGTGAGTTTCGATAGCAATGTTATATGTAGGTAACTGAGCACTCTTAACTAAAAGTGGTACTTCTAGTTTTTGAATGTTTGTAATACTTCTAGCTATATCTGGTGTAAAGTTAAAAACTACATGGAAGAGGTTACTTTGTCTAGGCTGTAACTCATAGTTATTGTCAACAAAAGTGCGGGACGCATGGGTATAGTCCCGCACATTGTCGCCTCTTTCCATGGCTTTTAAAACACTATTAACGAGGCTCACGGATTTCTCCTATTAGCCGGTTACTACTGAACCCAGTGTCCTTGCTACTGTTGCGCCTACGCCTGAACCTAGTGGTGTCTGTACAGCATTATCAAATCTAATTGAAAGAGCAATTGTTGCTGGCTCTGCTGAAGCGTAGTTCATATCATTGTAGTTAGCATTGGCAATGAAGCAACCATAAAGTTCCCAGGTTTCAAGTACGTTTGGTGAGCTTGCGCCATTACCACCATCTAGTGTCTCAACGCGAGTAATAAACTTATAATCAATACCTGCGCTGGCACCAGCTTGCTCCATAAAGTCAAACTGCTTCTGGATCTGCTCGCCTACTAACTTT